ACTGGGGCAACGGACTATGGACACTGCACTCTTATGAACATGAAATCATAGAGGGTGTAGATGGCGAGATAGAAAGGTTGATGGAAGAAACAGGGGCTGATGATTACATTACAGCTCTTAGTTCAACTAACAACTATAGAAAGACTGTGGCCAGTTATTATAAAGCTAACAGGAATGACACACGTAAGCCCATGCTATTACCTTTTGCCCGTGACTACATCATGGACAAACAGAAGGGATTGATATGGGAAGGTGTAGAAGCAGATGATGTACTAGGTGTATTAATATCTAGGTCAGACAAGTACATGTCTTGGTCAATCGATAAAGATTTAATGACCATTCCTGGTCGGCACTGGATGGATGGTGAAGAGAAAGTCATCAACCAAGAAGATGCTGACCACTGGTTCTACATGCAGACATTGATGGGTGACTCTACGGATAACTACAAAGGTTGTCCTAAGGTCGGACTCAAAACTGCGGAAAAAATTTTAGCGGAAAATTCAACATGGGAAACTGTGGTGGCTGCATTTGAGAAGGCAGGCCTTAGTGAAGAAGATGCTTTGGAAAACGCGAGGTTAGCCAGAATCCTACGGGATGGCGAATACAATAACGAGACAGGCGAGGTAAAGCTGTGGCTGGATTAAATGACGTAACACCAGAGGAATGGAACGAGGTGGCTAAGTTAAGCCGCGAGCGTATTAAGGAAAGAGATGATGAAATGGTAAACAATCCTGCTCACTATAATGAAGGTGAGATAGAAACCATTGATTACATTGTAGATGTGCTAGGTGAATGGGACAGTATTCATTACTGCCACGGTAACATCATCAAGTATTTAAGCACCCGCTTATGGGTCAAGGGCAAGCCGTTACAGGATGCTAAGAAAGCCCGTTGGTACTTAGACAAGATGATTGACCTAATGGAAAAAACAGAAGGGGAGAAGTGGTGAGATTAAACACACTGGAAATGCTCATTGAACGATGGGGACATGAGAAAGGTATCCTTCCTTATGCTGTACCCGCTGCTCAACTAGAGAAGACTGAGGAAGAAGTAGCCGAGCTACGTCAAGCTATTGAAGAACGTGATGTTGAAGAAATTGCAGATGCTATCGGAGACATCTTTGTAACCTTGGTTATGCAGACACGCGCTTGGGGCTTAGACCTAGAGACATGTGTAGAGCAAGCCTACAAAACAATCAGTCAACGCACAGGTAAGATGGTTGATGGTCAATTTGTTAAGGACTCTTAATGATTAAAATAGATTACACACGCAATGAGGGGTTTTCTGACCAAGCCCTTACATTGCTCAAAGATTATTACTGTAAGGAAGGGGAAGACCCACAGGATGCGTTAGCTAGGGCTAGTATGGCTTACAGCGAGGGTGACATGGAGTTCGCCCAGCGCATCTATGACTACTGTAGCAAGCAGTGGTTTATGTTTGCATCACCAGTGTTAAGTAATGCACCAGCTAAGGGTGAAGCTCCTAAGGGCTTACCTATCTCGTGCTTTCTTACATACATCGGTGATAACCTAGAAAGTCTTATATATCACAAGTCAGAAGTATCGTGGTTGTCTGTTAAAGGTGGTGGTGTAGGTGGTCATTGGTCAGCAGTACGCGGGGTTAGTGATAAAGCTCCAGGCACTATCCCATTTCTAAAAGTAGTAGACAGTCTGATGACTGCATACAAACAAGGTAAGACACGCAAGGGTAGCTACGCTGCTTACATCGATATTGACCACCCAGATGTCACAGAAGTAATGAACTTCAAAACACCTACAGGTGGTGACGTAAACCGTAAATGCTTTAACCTGTTTAACGCAGTGAATGTAACTGACAAGTTTATGGAAGCGGTATCTGAAGGCGCTGAGTGGGAACTTAAAGACCCTCATAGCGGTGAAGTAAGAGACACAGTTAAAGCTAGAGAGCTTTGGCAACGCATCTTAGACACACGTTTTAGAACTGGCTCACCTTATGTAAACTTTATTGATGCAGCTAACGAAGCTTTGAACCCATATCAGAAAGAGAAAGGTCTTAAGCTACACGGCTCTAATCTTTGTAATGAAATACACCAAGCCACCAACGAAGAGCGCACAGCAGTTTGCTGTCTTAGCTCAGTAAACATTGAAAAGTTTGATGAATGGCGTGGTACTGAAATGGTTAAAGACTTAATACGTTTATTGGATAACGTGTTATCATTCTTTATTAAACACGCTCCTGACGAACTAAGCAAAGCTAGGTTCTCAGCAGAACAAGAACGCTCTATTGGCTTAGGTGCTATGGGTTTTCATGGTTACCTTCAGTCTAAACAAGTTCCTTGGGAATCTTTCCAAGCTACAACACACAACAACATGATTTTTAACACTATTAAAAAGCAAGCTGTGGAAGCTAGTAAGGAACTAGCAGTAGCGAAGGGAGAGCCTAACGACATCAAAGGCTCAGGTATGCGGAATGCACACCTACTTGCTATAGCACCTAACGCGAACAGTAGTATTATCTGTGGGTGTACAGCTTCGATTGAACCATTGAAGTCTAATGCCTTTACACACAGGACACGCGCAGGCGCACACTTGGTTAAGAATAAGTATCTTGAGAAAACCTTAGAAGAGCTGGGTATGAATACTCAGGAAGTATGGTCAAGTATTATTAATAACGATGGTTCTGTGTTACACTTAGATATTCCTGATGAAGTTAAGGATATTTACAAGACTGCTTTTGAGCTAGACCAGACATGGGTAGTAGAACATGCAGGTAATAGACAGAAGTATGTATGCCAAGGTCAATCAGTAAACCTTTTCTTCCCAGCAGGTTCAGAGCGTAGCTATGTCAACATGGTACACCTGAAGGCTTGGAAGATGCGAATGAAGGGTTTGTATTATCTACGGACTAATGCCGTAGTTCTATCAGACAAAGTAGGACAGAAGGTTGAGCGTGTAGCATTGAAAGATGCTGACGAGTGCTTGTCCTGTCACGGTTAAAGGAACCTAATGAAAATAGAACTTGTAGACTGCGCTGGGGGTGACCTTAGCGTAGTAAACTCAGCACGAGTAAGCTTTGCAAAAGAAGCAACAGAGCTGGAACTTAAAGACGAAAAGCTCATTAAGTATCTGGCTAAACATAAACACATGACACCGTTTCGTCATAACTTTGTACAGCTTAAATGTTCAGTACCTTTGTTCCTAGCTAGGCAGCTCATGAAGCACCAAGCAGGACTAACCTGGAATGAAGTAAGCAGACGATATGTAGATGCACCTCCAGAGTTTCATCAACCAGAAGGATGGAGAACTCGACCTGAGGGTGGCATTAAACAAGGTAGCGGTGGTGTAGCTGAGGACACTGAACAGTGGGCAGTTACATACGGGGGATACCTAGAGTCAGCCCAACGATTGTACAGTGGAATGATTATGGCAGGCATAGCTCCTGAACAGGCCCGTATGGTCTTACCACAATCAATGATGGTGGACTTCATATGGTCAGGTAACATCTTAGCTTTCTCTCATGTGTACACCTTACGGATTGGTGAGGGCGCACAGGTAGAAGCCCAAGAGTTTGCAAAGAAATTAGACCAAGTAATTAAACCTGCATTTCCCGTTAGTTGGAAAGCATTAACACAAGAGGACTAGCTAATGGCTACAACCAAGAAACCAGCACCTAAACAAGATAATGATAAACGAGACATTGTAGCTATTGTAGCTGCTATTCTAATTCACAAAGGCGCACCAACGTCTGCCGCAATAGAAAATGCTAAACATATTGTGGAGCAGTGTAATGAGCTTACTTGATACAAACACCGCTTATAAACCTTTCAGCTACCCTTGGGCAGTCGAGATAGCCACAGGCCATGAGAAAATTCACTGGGGTGAGTGGGAAGCAAAGCTACAAGATGATGTAGGTCAGTGGGCAACTAAGCTTTCTGATGTAGAGAAAAACCATATAACTCAGATACTTAGACTGTTTACGCAGTCAGATGTAGCTGTAGGCACTAACTACATCGAGAGTTATCTACCTAAATTTAAGAACAATGAAATCAGAGCAATGCTTACTTCGTTTGTGAACCGTGAGTTCGTACACCAACGTAGCTATGCTCTACTTAATGACACCTTAGGTTTACCTGAAGAAGAGTTCTCCGCATTCACTGAAGTCACAGCGATGCAGGATAAACTAGACTTCATGGGGGACATGGATGTTCACAGTCACTCTGGTCTTGCCCTATCAGTTGCAAGGTCAGTCTTAAACGAGGGCATGTCCCTCTTCTCAGCTTTTGCAATGCTACTTAACTACCAACGCTTTGGTAAGATGAAGGGTATGTGTGAAATTGTCGAATGGAGTGTACGAGATGAAACTATCCACTGTGAAGGAATGGTACGCTTGTTCCGTGAGTTCTGTGAAGAACACCCTAAAATCGTTACAGACGAGTTTAAATCAACTATATATCAGATGTTTAGAGATGCGGTTAAACTTGAAGATAAAGTTATTGAACTTGCATTTGAGATGGGTGACATCGAAGGTCTGTGCAAAGGTGAAGTCAAAGACTACATCCGATACATAGCTAACCGTAGGCTCATTCAGCTAGGATTAAAGTCTAACTGGAAACACCTAAAGGAAAACCCAATCCCTTGGTTGGATTGGATTATCAATGGGGACAGCTTCAAGAACTTCTTTGAAGGCACTGTCACAGATTATAACGCATCGGGCATGGAAGGTGAGTGGGGCTGGTAATTAAAACCTGCCTCTATGGATACTGGGGAAATATATGAAAGTGTTAAACAACAATAACTTAGGTATAACTGACGTTATGCTTAATCAACTTAAACAGCTCTTCCCCGACACCCTACCTGCATCACCTATTACTGGTGAAGATTTAAGATACTTACAAGGTCAGCAGAGTGTAATTAGGAAACTGGAAGAGCTACAGAATGAATTTTATGAGGAATAAATATGTGTTTAGGAAGTCCTAAAATGCCTAAGGTGGAAACACCTGTTACAGCAGCTCCACCACCTCCACCAGCTCCATCTCCAGAGATTGAAACAGAAATGACAGATGCTGAACTACGTGCAGAAAAATTAAAGAAACGCGCCAAAGGTAAGAAAGGTTTACGATACAAGCCTACTAATACCTCAGGTACTGGCCTCCAGATTCCTAAGGGGTAAGATATGGCACAACGTAACTGGTACAAACCACCAAAGCCCCTTCCAACATATGAAAAAGAACTTGGTAAGATTAAAGACCCAAGGTTTCGGGGGCGAAAACTCAACAGCCTTTATCGTGCTGAAAGTGATGACCAACAACGTCAACGGCTATTATTAAAACATCAGGGTTATACTGGGCATAGCATGCCTATGTATAGAAGGTTAGTAGAAGGCGTAGGGCGTAACGAGGATGGGACTCTGTTTGAAGAAGCACACAGAGGTAAAGCCGATGCCAGAGTGGGCGTTAATGATGAAGCCGCTTTAGATGGTAAAACCCGTAAGAAACTACGTAAGTCTGAACAGCTCCGCGCTCAACGTAGAAGCAAACGCAGACTACGTGTCGGAGGAAACCTTAGTATTGGTACTAAAGGTGACTCAGGCGTGGGAACAGGTGGCTCTAAGAAGTCATCTTTAAACATTCCAAAAGGTTAAATTATGATGAATGACGGAAGTGGGTATGTAGCCAAGCGCTACAGCCAACTGGAATCTGACCGTGATTCTTTCCTAGAAAGGGCAAGAGAAGCAGCAGAGCTTACTATCCCTTACCTTATGCCTCCTGAGGGGCATACAGGTTCAACAGTTTATAAAACACCCTTCCAAGGTATTGGAGCAAGAGGTGTAAATAACCTGGCATCTAAACTGCTTCTCTCACTTGTACCACCTAACAGTCCTTTCTTTCGTCTTTCTATAGATGATTTTGATTTGGCTGCTTTAGGTGATGCAGGTAGAGGAGCGGTAGAAGAAGCTCTAGGAAGAATTGAACGTGCAGCACAGCAAGAGATTGAAACATCGGCTGTACGTGTTCCAGTATTTGAAGCAATAAAACAATTAATTGTAGCAGGTAATGCACTTGTCTACCTTCCTAAGAAGGATGGCATGAAAGTATTTAGGTTAGACCGTTTCGTCTGTCACCGTGATACTATGGGCAACCTGTTAGAAATTATTACAAAAGAAGCGGTAGCCTTCGATATGCTACCAGACTCAGTAAAAGAGTTATTAAAACAAGAAGATAATCAAGAGCAATCAACACACAAGAGCTTAGACTTATTCACCTACGTATGTCGTAAAGACAAGAAGTGGGAAGTATATCAAGAAGTTATGGGTGTAGAAGTTCCTGATTCTCGTGGTTCTTATGCTGAAGACAAAAACCCTTTCATACCTTTAAGATTCTCAAGGATTGATGGGGAAAGCTATGGTCGTGGTTTTGTCGAAGAATACATTGGTGACCTAAAATCTTTAGAGTCATTAACACAAGCTATCGTTGAAGGTAGTGCAGCATCATCTAAGGTCTTATTCCTTGTACGTCCCAACGGTACTACAAAGGCTAGAGACTTAGCGAAGTCACCTAATGGTGCTATCGTGAATGGTGATGCTAATGACATCTCTACACTACAAGTTCAGAAAGCTTCTGACTTCAATGTAGCAGCGCAGACCATACAAGCTATTACAGAAAGAATGAGTTTTGCTTTCTTGCTTAACAGCTCAGTACAGAGAAGTGCTGAACGTGTTACAGCAGAAGAAGTACGTTACATGGCTCAGGAGTTAGAAACAGCTCTTGGTGGTGTATACTCAATTCTATCACAAGAGTTCCAATATCCTTTGGTTAATCTTCTACTGGGTCGTATGGAGCAATCAGGCAAAATGCCTAAGATGCCTAAAGACGCAGTTAAGCCTACCATTGTTACTGGTATGGAAGCGTTAGGTCGTGGACAAGATTTAAATAAACTTGCTACATTCCTGCAATACTTACAGCCTTTAGGTGCTGAAGTAATCCAATCAGAAGTGAACGTAGGTGACTACATTGACCGTTTAGGTGCTTCACTGGGTATTGATACCCAAGGCTTAATTAGAAGCCCTGAGCAGAAGCAAGCTGAACAGGAAGCAGCACAGCAACAACAACAGCAACAAATGATGGAAAGCACAATGGCTGATATGGCTACTAAAGCTGCCCCTCAGATGGCTAAGTCTGCTGGTGAAGCTATGCAGCCTCCACAAGAATAAATTTTAAAAAGGCATAAAAATGGCAGAGACATTAAACACATTTACTGGTGAACAACAGGCAACAGCCCCTGAAAATCATGACGAGGCTATGCTGGAGAAAGCTGAACAGATTGAACAAGCTAACAATCCAGACCGCCCTGAGTGGTTACCAGAAAAGTTTGAGTCTCCTGAAGCAATGGCTCAAGCTTACCAACAGTTAGAAAGTAAGCTTGGGTCTGCACCTTCAGAAGAGACAGACGTAAAAGAAGCAAGCTCTGAAGAGATTGCAGAAGAAGTAGAACAAGAAGCCCAAGAAGTAGCCTCAGCTCTTAGTGAGAAAGGTTTAGACTTTGAGGACTTTCAACAAGAATACTTAGAGAAAGGTG